GTCTCAAAGTCATAGATTGTATTCATTGGATTTGTACCTCAGACATAATTTCGGTCATACAAGCCACAAGATTGAGTTCATGGTCTGCAACGAATGCTGCTTTATACTGATAGTCAGCAAGGATAAGAACGATTTGTGGAATGCTAGCAGGGGCAACTTTATCGTAAATGCGATCATATACGCCACGAATAATAGCTGTTGTATCAAGATCCATATTGTTTACGATCCATTGCCGCATATTCTTAAAGTCTTTGGCTTTGATGTGATTAAAGAGTTCATCAAATTGTCCAGCAGTTCCTGCCATAGCCGTAGCAATATTAAGTTCACCGCCATTACTATTACGTTGGATTTCATTAATAACACGACGCCAGTCTGGAGTGTATTTCATAATGACTTCTGCAAGATCTTTATCCTGATATGTAACGTTCTCAGTATCAAGAATAGTTTGAAGACGCTTCATCATCTGAGCAGCAAGTGGCGCAGTATCCTTTTTGGTCGTGTTGAATTCGTATACACCACAACGTGAATGAAGTGGTTCAATAATACGGTTCTTAAAGTTACAAGTGAGAATAAAGCGACAGTTATCAGAGAATTGCTCAATAAAACCACGCAACGCAGGTTGTGTGGACTGAGCATTCATATAGTCAGCTTCGTCTAGAATAACAACTTTATATCCACCGGCAAAGCTGACAGTAGAAGCAAACTGTTTAATTTTACCACGAAGCGTATCAATGTTACCTTCTTCAGATCCATTGATTACGATATAGTCAAGACCCAACTCATTACACAAAGCCTTAGCTGCCGTGGTCTTGCCTAATCCAGCAGTACCGGTGAAAAGCATATTCTGCAATTCACCGGTATCTACCATATTCTGAAGTGTCTTCTTGAGTGCCGTAGGCAGAATAGTTTCAGAGATTGTTTTTGGGCGATATTTCTCTACCCATAGAAAGTCTTTAGACATAATAACTCCAATTCAAGGTTTGTTCATTATAATATATTAGGAGTATAATGTAAACTATTATTCCTGTGCTGCAGCCTCTTGGGCGGAGGCTTCTGACATAGCAATGAGTTGAACACATTGGTCACGGAGCTGGCCGATTGTAGTAAGTTCTTCACCGCGGAATCCGCCACGTTGTACAACAGTGTCGATTACTGCCATTGTGCTACGTGCTACTCGTGCAGAGATTTCAATAATTTGTTTGTCCATTTTAGGCTCCGTAAGTTGAGGATTTTTCTAGTGCAATCCAGTAAACGATATCTTGCTCAGTATGAGTAAAGCGAGACATGAGTTTAGATGAAAGCCCGACCTTGTACGTGCCTGGAATGATTTTTAGGTTTGGGATACCAAATACCAATGAGAAGTTTTCATGCTCATACGTTCCAGCAATATCAAGGCTGAATGTATTTGATGTTGGATTTTCTGGGTCAAACACGGTAAGAACCAATGATCCATTAGCCGCAGTAACTGACACAAGAGAATGTCCAAGAGCTGATGCTGCACGTTTGATTTTGTTTAGTGTATCCTGATCAAACTCAAACTCTACTTGGAAGCTATTCATTTCCATAGCTTTATCTAGCATAGTACCATTAGGCGATGTGAGCATATCAGTATCAGTGAAGAAGTATTTAATCTTTGAACGACCAGTTGAGTCAGCAATAACAGCAAACTTTTCTTCAAATTTAACTTGAGGTTCATCAACAAGTGAAAGAACACCCAAGAATTCATTCAAGTCATATACGCCGAATGTAGATGGAAATTCAGCGTCAACAGAAGCAGCAGATAGAATATTACGTGCTTCAGAGATGGTGCAGATACGTGAACCTGCATTGAAAACGATGTTGGAATTAATACCAGCATAGTTCTTAAGGATTTGTGTGGTTGAGTCAGATAGTTTCATAATGTCTCGCTTTCGTTTCGCATTTGTATATTGTACATAATATTAAGCAGATTGTAAACTAAAATCTTTCATCTTTGAAAAGTTTTTATCTTTGTAGAATTCAATCTTGTTTTTGAATTTGCCTTCAAGAATTTCACCCTTATGACTGATAACAAATACATTAGTATCATCGCCTAGTGTATAAAGGATTTTCATAAGGTTATCAACACCATCGTGATCAAGAGATGAATCAAACGTTTCATCAAGAACCAAAAGATTAGTCGCAACGCTATTTTTCATCTTAGCAATTTGACGCCATGTGAATAGAAGCGCCAAGTCAATGCGCTGCTTCTCACCCTCAGAGAATGAGTCATATGAGAAAGCATCACGGTGGCGTGAACGAATAGTCTCTCTAAACTCTTCATCCAAGTTGAAGTGTACAAAGAAGTCAAGGATTTGTAAATACTGATTAACAAGGTTGTTGATAATAGGAATATACTGTTTAATAACTTTAGTTTTAATGCCGGTATCTTTTAGCATCTCTCCCATAACAGCATTATATGACATTTCTTCATTTAGGATAAGTCTGTTTTCCATCAAAGCATTTTGCTCAGATTTCATCTCAGATAATTCTTCATTAGCTCTACCAAGATCGCCTTCACGGGCAGTCAATCTACTAATGTCGGTATTCAACGAAGAAATACTGCTATGAAGTCTATTGATAGTCTGGTTATTGCTATTAATTTCAGATTGACGCTGACGAATAAGTTCATATGCATCTGTAAATTTAGCAATAGATTCTTCAATACCTGAAGCTTCGTCCGCAATCTTATTCAATGCACTTTGAAGTTCAGATGCTTTAGACTTTGCAGCTTGAAGTTTAGTAGCTCTGAGATCTTCTTCAATCGATTGCGTGCATGTAGGGCAATTGTCATTCTCTTCATAGAACTTAGCATCACCTACTACACCTTTAATCTGAGCATTAAATTGTGCTTTATACTGAAGCAACGCTTGACGTTTATCAAGTGCCGCATTTAGTCCAGCTTGCGTTTTTTCGCTTTGTGCTTCAATAAAGGCACTAGCAATACCATTTTCAGATTGGATTTGAGAAATCTCTTCTTCGATAGCTTTGATTTGCGTATGCTTAGAATTGATTTCTTCTTCATTCATCTGAGTGATATCACGAATATACTTCTTCTGAGATTCAACAGAATTCTTTTTCAAATCAAGTTGATATGCAATATCTTTAAGCCGATCTTTGAGGACAGAATTCTTCTCTTTGATAAGTGTATTCATTTTAGAAAACACATTAATATCCAGAAGATCTTCGATAACATCACGACGATGTTGTGCTGGTAACTGCATAAACGGAATAAACGACGAAGAGCCTAGAACAACAATTTGGTGAAAGCTTTTATGATTAAGCTTAATAATATTTTGTTCTAATAGCTTCTGATATTCTTTAGCATGCGAGTCTTGGTTAATCATAATACCATTTTTCCAGATCTCAAATACCTGAGGCTTGATACCACGAACAACCTTATATTGTGATGAACCAACACCAAATTCAATTTCAACCAGACATGCTTTATTATTAATACTATTAACAAGTTGTGGTTTATTGATATTACGGTGAGGCTTGCCAAATAGAACAAATGACATTGCATCCAACATAGTAGATTTACCAGCACCATTCTGACCTACGATCAAAGTGGAACTAGTTTTATTTAATTCAATTTTGGTGAAGGTATCGCCGGTAGACATAAAGTTTTTCCAGCGAAGGGTTTTAAACCTGATCATGCAATTTCCATAGCTTGGGCTTCAGTGAGAAGATTACGCATAGAGACTTTTAGTTTGTCTTTATCCAAATCAGTGTCAACAGCATCCACGTAACTATCAAGTAGCTCAGTCGTTTCTTCGACTGATACTGCTTCATCTTCTACGTTTTCACCTAAGAATTCATTGAAGTTTTCAGCGATCTTGAGTTCGTGGATCTTCTGTGATTGTATTCTATCAATAAACTTGTCAAATGTAAACAGGTCAGTTTTATTAATTACAACCACTTTAACAAACTTACCATCCAAATGCGTGGTATCATACATTTGATAATCCATTTTTGTATCGTCGTAGTTAATACGTTCGAACAATGTATGGGGATTTGTAACAGAGGTTAGTTCACGTGTAGCTGTATCGAGGATATGAAATTTCTTAGGATCATGAGCATCTGACCAAGTAAACTCAAGTTGAGTTCCAAGATATTCTACGTTATCTTGTTGAGATGCTGTATGGAAGTGACCTGAAATAACCTTTTCAAACCGTGAAAAGATTTTATGATCCATACCAGCATGTGCTTGCACGCCTTTAAGAACATCAAATCCCTGAAGTTCTAGGTGACCTCCAAGCCAATCAGCTTTACATGTCTTAATAAACTCAAGAGATTTATCATAGTTTTCGGAACAAACCCATGGCAACAACGCAAGCTTAAATCCATTTAGATTAAGAACAGTAGGATCCATATGGATAGTAACTTCACCCATATAGTGGCCGAGCAACTCTTTCAAAGCATTTAGATCATTAGTATTCTTATAGAATGTATCGTGATTACCTGGAATTACATCCATATGGATGTGGTGTTTTCTCAGATTGGCAAGAAAAGATTTCCTGAACTTATGTAGAGATTTAAAATTAATAAACTTACGATTATCAAACACGTCACCCAAATGAATAATACGCTTAATTCCATTATCAACGAGATAAGGAAAGAAAACATCGTTATAAAAAAGGTCAGCATTATCGGCAAAAATGTCAGAAGAATTCCTAACACCACAATGAGTATCATTAATAATAGCAACTTTAGACATCCAAAATATTCCACTTAGGTTTCCAACCGAGATCTGTAAGCCACTTAATATCAGCTTTAGTGACTACACGTTCCCCTTCAGGATTTTCTTCAATATACTCACCTTCGTATCCATATGCCTTTGCAATATCAGCAACAGAAATAGTTTCACCTGTGCCAATATCAACAGCTTTAAGGAAAGCAAGTGCTTCGAAGTTCTCAAGTAAAAGTTTAATAGCGCTTGAGATATCTTCAACATGAATCATATCACGAAAGTGATTAGCATTGATAAAAGAAACTTCACCTCGTTCAAGCTTTTTATAAAGCATATCATCACGACCTGGCCATATAGTATGGAAACGCATACCGATGGAGCTATAATTTTCAGCTTGAATTTCATTCATCTTTTTAGTCGTGCCATATGGATTAGTCCACCATTCAGCGGCATTAGATGAGGATGCATATAGAACTCTTTTAATCCCACATCGTTCAGCAAACTCCAACATAAGTTTCGTTCCGCCGACATTATTATTGTAATAAAGCTCAGGATCTTCAATAGATGGCCTTACACCAGCTAATGCGGCTAGATGAATAATGCCATCAAAAGGAGTCAAATCAAGTAGCTTATTCCAATCTTCAGCTTTGGTAATATCACTACCTTTGCCAAATTCGCCGCCAAATGGAATAATATCATATCCACGGTCAGTAAGATATTTTGTAAGGTAGGTGCCAACCATACCTTCTTCACCTGTCATCAAAATTCTCATAATTTAGTCTCCAAAAATGGTGCTAAGATCAGAGTCGTTAGAGCTCACCACGCGCTTTTTGCGCAACTTTGCTGCTTTGGCCTCTTCTTTATACTTCACATCAAAGTAAGTATCTTTTTCTTTCAACTGATCAATCTTGCCTTTTAGCTGATCGATGAAAGCATGCCCTGCTTGAATACTGGCTTCATCAGCGCCTTCAACTGCAAAGTCTTCAAATGGGGATTGTGAAATGTATTTCATCTTAATATCTTGTTGCTTCTTTTCCTTTGCAATACGATGCAAGAAAGCATACCAAGAAATTTGTGTAAAATAGGAAAACGCATTAGGCATACCCGTGCGTGTAGGTGCATCAATATTATAGTTATTAATTGCTTTAAGACAATTTTCAACAGCATCCATTACCATCTCATCTCGGTATGTGTATCTGATGAAATTTGCCCTGTGTGAAAGTCCTTCAGCTATTCGTAGAAATGACTGTGCAATGTAGTTAGTCACCTTCGGAATCTCTGTTCCAGCTTCCTTTGCTTCAGTTACACTCTTGACATAGTCAACGACTGCAAGTGAAAACTCTTTATTATTAACGTAGTGTGGTCTATCTTTAGGTTTCATATTATATTCCTAGCATATATTACTGATTATACATCAGCTCTTAGGGTAAGTAAATCAAATTATTTTAATGATATGCGCATTTTTATGTGTACATATCTGGTAATGTGTGTATAATAGAAGTAATACTTCTGGGGGAGGAGAAGTATACTATTAATGCAGCTTATCCTTTGGCTTAAACTTTAGGACTTTATTATTCGTCGGTTCATCATCTTCCGGTACCGCTAATGGATCTTCGTCTTCTTCAGCGCTTTCATCGAAATTAAACTGTGAAATATGTTCATCATACTGATCAATCACTTTTTTATCCGGCTGAACCATACAAATAACTGAATGTGCATTAAGAGCTAATACTTTATTTGGCTCATACAAATGCATCATGAAAGGTTTAAAGGTATAATACCTTATTTGATTCTCAAAATCTTCGTGGGATACTAATGTATAAGCTGATCTGAGAAGTAACGTATGCTCAATTCCATCTTCCTCATCGTATAAAGCTTCAGTCAAATCGCAAAGAATTTCTTCTCCAGTGATAAGCTTCATTTGTTTTACGTTAGCTACCATTAATTATTTTCCTGTTGATTACTTTATATCTATCTCGTAAATTTTGTAGTCAAATTCTTGTTTAGCATACATCTTAACACGTTCTGCTGAGTGTTCTAATGTGTAATTCTTCCTATGTCCCCAATGTAAGTCATCAGCAATATCGTAAAGTTGTGCTATAGATCCGTCGTCTGATTTTCTGAGTCCTCGTCCAATTGATTGGAGAACTCTGATTTGAGACTTGGATGGGGATGCAAATACGATATTATGCAAATTCCTAATATTAATCCCAGTGGAGAAAGTGCCAAGACTAGCAACAATGATAGCATTCTTTTGTCCTTCTACGATCTTACGAATTGCTTCACGGTCACTCGTGGCGGTTTCACCAGATACAAAAAAGATTTTTCTGTTTTCATGGGCTTTGTCTCGAATCATTTCAAACAAAGGTTTACCATGTTTTTCTACAAAATTAAATAGTACGAGAGTATTGCCATCAAGATCCAAAGCGAGATTAGAAATGAGCTTATTACGAGACTCGTTTCGAACAATGAAATCCAGTTCAGCTTGATAATCTTGTTTACCCCAATTTCGACGGATCTCTTCATCATATTTGAGTAAAAGTATAGAGATCTTGAGTTTAGCAAGTGTATCTTCATCTTGAAGTTTCTTTGTTGTTGTTACATTATATATCTTCCCAAAAAGCCCTTGTAATACGAGTTCATGGGTTTGAGAACCGTCAAGTGTACCTGTTGTTCCCCAACGATATTCGGCTTCTTTGCATTTATCCATAATAGTGGTGAGAGACTTTGATTTAAAGCCATGACATTCGTCACCAATGACAGCACCGAATTGTTCAAACCATTTCGGTGGCAGTTTGTAAATTGACTGCCAGGTTGAAATGATAATTTCTTTATCGGTCTCTTTATCTCGTCCAGAATAAATCCTGTGGACGCAGTCTTCGACAGGCATTCCATAATCTGCGAAGTCGTTATACATTTGCTCAACCAGCGAAGTCGTTGGTACAATAACCAAGACTTTCCTGTTTGCCTTCCTAAGAGAAAGTAAATATCTTTGGACGAGTGTGTAGATGATAAGAGACTTGCCAGAGCCCGTTGGTGAAATAAGTACTGCTCTTTTTCTGTGGAGTCCTTCGCAAACTGCGTCAAATTGGTAGTCTCGTATTTCAATTGGTTTACCTCTTGATTGTAACTCTAGTCTATCAACAAATGCTTTAATTTCATTTGGATCAATATCTATTTGACTATCCGGTCGACCATAAAAATTATTATGTTCTACTTCAATAGTATATTTTCTAGGTTTGGAGAATTCAGCTAAGAATGGAAATAATCCAACAGGTAGTTCCATTTTATGAATATTAAATAGTCGGATCTTACCGTCCCAGACTTTATTTTTGTACGCCGGCATAAATTTATAGCCAGGCACAAAAAATGAAAAGAAATCAGTAAGCTCATTGGCAATACCATAATCGCAGGTAATTTCCATAAAAGAGTGGTTTTTATTTTTAACTTTAATGATTTCCATAACAATACTCTATTAAATTATATTCATAGATATATATGTTGGAAATAGGAGATAATATGATCCGTAGCGATAACGAATGGTCACGGTTAAAAAGAGTAATACTTGGTTCAGCCGAAAATTTTAATTTTCCAAAAAATGATCCAGAATACTCTACTTGGGATGAGGCACCTATTGGTCCTGCGTCTCCAATCGCCATACATGAAACTCAAGAAGCTTTAAATTTATTTCAAGCTGAATTAGAAAAATTAGGAGTAGAGGTTATTAGACCAAAGCCTATTGATTATGTAAAAGAAGACGGTTTTGGATGTTATTGCCCTAGAGATACCACATTAGTTATTGGCGATAAAGTAATTCTTACGCCTACTGTATGGCCAAATCGCCGAATTGAATGGAAAGCGATCCGCGCTGCTTTAGGAGACAATGTCACAACTGTTGATGATCCAGCGGCAGTATTTGATGCTGCCAATATAATTAGATGCGGAAAGGATATTTTATATCTAATAAGCTATTCTGGAAATGAAGCTGGAGCGGATTGGCTAGAAAATTATTTGGGACCAGAATATATTGTGCATCGACTAAATGCAGTATATCAGGGAATGCATCTAGATAGTACTATAGTTCCTCTTAGAGATGGTTTAGTCATGTTAAATTCAGAAAGAATTAAAGAATATCAGTTACCAGATTTTATGAAATCTTGGGATAAGATTTGGATAAAACAAGAAGACTTGATTCAACCGAAGGGTTGGGATCATATGACTAGTAATTGGATAGGAATGAATGTTTTAAGCTATGATGAAAATACTATATTCTGCGATTCTAATCAGACCATTCTAAGAAAAAAATTTGATAAATATGGAATAGAAACAATAGGCGTTAATTTGCCGCATGCAAAAATGTTTATGGGTGGTCACCACTGCGTAACATTAGATTTGCAAAGACTATAAATATATAAAAGGAGAAATTAATGACTTATGCCGTAACTAAAATATTTAGAATCAAACCCCAGTATGTGGATGAAATTCCCCACTCGACTATAGAAGAGTTCAAAGCACATGTATTACAACAGGGCGCTAATGGCGAAAGGGGTGAAGATTATTATATCGAACTGTTAAGAGCTGCCAATATCCCTGGTTGGAATGAAAAAGAGGCCGGCTTCATTGCAGCCAGAAGTAATAAAACTGAATCTTTTGATGATGTGACAAAAGAATACACTGTTACCAGAACTTGGGAAAGTTTTGATCAGTGGTATGAATATTCTAGTTGTGTAAACTACGCAAACCTACAGCAAAACCACGAGTACTTAAGTAAGTATTATTTTGCGGAACAGGTTTAACCCCCAGCTTCAAACATGCGCCACTTAATCATATTACCTATGGTTTGGTGGCGCCATTTTATATTATCTACAATTTCCTGTAGTGTCTCTACTAACACTTTTAATTGCTGAATTTCGTCTTCTGATTTCTGAATATCAGTATCAGCATCATAGTAGTAATCCATTTCCCCTTTAAGAACTTTAAGTCCTTTAAACGGATCAAATTCCCAGCCTTTAGCTTCAATTTCTTCTTTAGTCATTTTACCGTTATAGTAAAGCCACTTGTCTTTCAATAGAGTTTTTTGCGACATTTGTGCTCGACGAAGCATCATTTTAGCTTCAGCGTGCATGGGAAGGTATTTTGCATGAAGCATAGGTGTCTGCCTAGATGCCTCATCTAATGACGCATTATTGATAATACAGTCTTTTTCCCACATAGTAATAACTGGTTCAAGGTATTTCATAGTATACTCCTAATGCTTTTATAGCATTATATCAAATTAGTCAGTGATTGTAAATGTCGTATAAGCAAACGTGACTGGGAATGTGATGTACTGTACATTATCAACCGTAGATTGGAAGTTGATAGTTCCTACGTTGATCGGGAATGCTCCCTGATATACAATCTTATCTATCTGATTATTATGGCTACTCAAGACTGATAGCGTGATATCATACATCGGCAAATCTTCATCGGCGTCTCTAACTCCGCTTGCTAACTTGTTTTTCATAGTAGCGCCAGATTTGACCCAATTGAGCATTTCTTTGTATACATTCATATTCTCATCTACAATAGCATCTACAGTCAATTGACCATATTCAATTTTGTCTCCTGGAGTTAGTAAGTTTGTTCCACGGAATTGTACAATCGTAGGCGCTACTGATACATCTGGATGCTGGACTGATTGCGCAAAGAACTCTAAGTTCTTGAAACGCTTCCTTAAAATTACAAGTTTAAACCCATTAGGTTGTAAGAAGTTCTGGGATTCTAATGTAGATTCTGTGGTAGCCATAACTAATCCTCTGTTGCTTACGTGTATTTATATGAAAAAAATCTGAAAAAAATCTAAATTAGCTGTTTACATGGGTTTGGTTTATTCGTATAAAGAATACATCAAAAGGAGATACACAATGCAAATCACATTCGATACTCGCTACATCAAATCATACTCAACCATCAAGAACCTCAAAAAAGCAGTTGAAAAATTCGAAGAATGTCGCTATGTGGTGTCTGTAACAGAAGAAGGCCGTTTTTATCCAATCTTCATTGGAGAAGAAGCATTACAAGCTGGCGTCCACTTTCACAACTTCCCAGTAACTAACTAAGGAGATATACGCTATGATGCAGTTCAACGCTATTAACGAAATCATCGCAATCGCCACCAACTCGATCAAAGAGGTGCGCATTGAACGGTTTGTTGATACCATCAATTTTGATCGTAATCACTGGATGGTTTATACACCTGAAGGCCGCCTCTTGGATGACTTCACTTCTGCTGGTCCTTTCGTAGATTTCGAATCGGCTAAGCGTAACGCAGAAATGAACGTAGGCATGAAGATGAACTGGGAAGATTTTTAATGAATCGCACTATCCACTATGTAGGTATGGATCAGGCCACTTACGAACGTGCACGACGCGTTTGGGGTGGTCCTGCATACTACCACAGGTGGATGGACGACCGGGTTTGGACTGAGGTTGGTCCTGACGATGTGGTAGTCGTTGATGATCCAACTTATAACAAATATGTTTGGGATGCAAGTGCAGTTCCTAGTCAATACACTGATTGAAATGGAGATATAAAATGGAAAAGATTGTTCGTGATGAAATGGTAGCAGTGGCAGTATCGTCTGGCTTCGGCGCTGGTTGGTCAACCTGGAATGATGTTGATCCTATGGATGCTCGGTTCAACCAGCTGTTTCTGGATGAAGAGTATAAAAAAGCCGCAGATCTCTGTGAGCAATTGGGTTTGGGTTACGCCAACGGTGCTTACGATGTTGTTATTCGTTGGGTGCCGGAAGGGACTAAGTTTCGCATTGACGAATACGATGGATCTGAAAGTTTGGTTACTGAAGATCTAGATCCTTGGAGGATCGCATAAAAAAAGGAGCACCGTCCTCCAGTGCTCCTTAAGTTGGGAGGGGTTGGTTCCCCTCCCTTTTTTATATGACTTACGCCAGGATATTATCCACGCGGAAGATTCTGTAGTACTGGTTAGTCTTAGCAGTTGCAAGACCATCAGCAGGAGTTGAACCAACGAATGGGTTAGAAGCCATGCCGTAGCGTGTCTTGAAACCAATTTTAGGCTGGAACGTGTCCTCAGAAACGGCGCGAACCATTGTAAGCGGTACATATGGGCAGTAGAACACACCGGCGTCATATGGGTTTGTGCCCTTATAACCAACGTTGATGTAGTCTGTAGCAGCATATGGGTCGATGTAGATCTTCATGCGACCGTTAAGTACACCAGCGAATGTGTTGCCTGTGTCGTCTACGTTAAGAGCAGTTGACATTGCAGGAGCATAGTCAAGCATACCTGAAGCTGCAAGTGCAGAAGCTACGTCTGAAGACACGATAGCAAAGTTACCTTTACCACGACGTGTTTCTTTTGCGATTACGTTCGCTTCACGCTCGAGCTGAAGAATAAGACCTTTGATCTTCTCTACGCTCCAACGACCATCAGCATCTGTTGAAAGGTCAAAGATACCGTTGATTGCTGTGTTTGCAGTAGAAGCACCAGTCTTAGCTTGGCTATTGATTGTGCGAATAACTTCACGGTTGATTTCCGCAAGGATCTCAGTTGAAAGGATGTTCGCAAGCTCTGTTTCAGCGTCAAGACCGTGAATCGCTTTAAGGTCTTGTGCAAGCTCAAGGCTGTACTCAGCTTTCAACGCGCGTGATTTCGCAGTCACGGTCGCTTTTTCGATGGTGAAACCCATTTCATTGAAAGACGAACCACCTGTTGAACCAAGTGCTTCAGCATCTGCAGTTGGCATACCAGAAGCAACCGATGGACCTGTACGGTCGTTGTCGATCGAGCTATCTGCGCCAGCGTCTGTAAGACCAGCAAGACCTGATGGACCGCCAGTTTGTGTTACAGATGAGTCACCTGAGAATGCTGTGTTTGCTTCGTTGAAGAGAGCTTCAGTCGAACCAGTTGAACCAGCACCGTAGCGTGATTTCATTGCGAAGATCAAGCCTGTTGGGCCAGTCATCGGCTGAACACCAGCAACGTCATACGCCATCATGTTCGGCATAGCGCGGCGAACAAGTGAGATAAGAACTGGGTTCCAGTTAGACGCTGAACCAGTGTTGTTGCCTGGAGC